TCCGACACATAAATGCTGCCCGGCCCATACGCCTGAATAAACACCTGATATTCGCATCCAGCATTGACCGTCTCGGCAAAAATGCTGTCCAACGTCACGTAACAAAGACCGTCGGCGCCGATTGTTCCACTCCCCACGTCTCCAAACATGGGGGATGCCGTCTCATAAGCTGATAGATGGACGATTCCATAATCTCGCGTATCAACCACTCGGCTCTTTCCACCGCTTACCTGTAGGGCGCCGCCTATATAAACATCCTCGCGAAAATCTCCGTATTCACAATTCATGTCGATACCATACGACGATGACCTTTTTCTTCCGGTATCGGACAGATATTGTTTTTCCAATCCACCCTCACTATAAGCTGTATATTCATCTCCCTTAATGTCAGTGTCCAAATCCTGAGAAAAGACAAGGCGATCCATGATTAATTTCGCTCCCACCTGCTTTCCAGCGTCAGGTTCCGATATCATAATAGACGCCCAGTCTCTCCCCTGCGCATCCCGCGTTTTAAATACAATGCTTTGCGTATTCGTAATCAATTTAAGCCCGGCGTTATCCCATATCCCAATAAGCGTTCCTATTGCATCCAGCATCTTCAGAACGCCGTTCTGGTTTGATATGCCGCCCAACTCCAGGGTTCCTCCCCTTATTCGGTCAGCCAGCATAGTTCCGACTGTGATAAAATCAGCAACAAGATGTCCGTCTATCGTCCAGGCATTACGGTAAACACCATTATATCCGGACGTTGAAAATCCAATCCCGTTTTTATTGAGCCGGATTATATTTTTTGCCTGCGACTTGTCCGGCACATCCATAATTGCTATTTCTTCCGGGTGTCCGTCTTCCGCTCGGCCAATCACTATATAACCGCCCAGTCCTCCTGTGATTAACTGTGTGGCCTGTTCTACCTGCCTGTTAATCTCTCGGTTTGTGCTGCTTGCTGTCTGTTCAATTTTTGCAGATATCTGCGCCTGCTGCCGTGTGTTCGTCCCGATCAACGTGGTCAGCGTACCGCCCAAGGTAATTACATCCTGCGTTGGATCGTCCAGGTGGATCACCTTTTTGGTAATCAAAAACTGTTTGCTAAGCCCATGAGGGGCGCTTTCCACGGTTGTCCAATATCCCACTCTTAGCTGCTCCATATCAACCTGGATTAAGCTGAGATCCACGGCATTAATCTGCAATGTGAGAGGGAGCTGTGTAATCTCATCCAGGTAAGCCCTTGCTTTTGTAAGCAGATTCTCCGGAAGCGTCACATCCTCCCATTTGTGCGTTCCCCAAATCCGGCCGTACTTTTCTATTGCAGCATCATTCGTAATGTAATCAACGCCGCCGTTTACGGAAGTTATATCAATCTCCTGCGTTCCCGGGGTTCCGTCTGGATTTGTGATATCGACATCAGCTCCGCGGGGAATCAGGCAGGTTATAATCTGCGTGGCATCCCGATATTGGCTTAAGTCCAGTAAATTCTCACCGAACCGTATTACCTGGCCGTTGCTCCCACCGTAATCATAAACATAGTCAAGATATCGTTTATCGCCTTCTTTCCTGGCCCGGAGATAACCGCCGTGTGTCTCAACCAATTTTCCGCGAAGTGCTTCCAATGTCGTCGAATAGTCGCTGTTTTCTCTTCGAATATAATTATTGCTGTCTACCACGGCAATTCGTCCCGGAAGAAATTGCTTTCGCGCCTCCACTTGCCCGTTGTGCGTATCCAACATCTGATTTACAAAATCTATAATACTGCCGGTGTAAATATATGGCCGCTGCTGGCTGTCCAACAGGTACACCAAATCCCCCTCGCAGGTCACTGATTCCATACCGTAAAAATCGGTTGCTGGCTTTGCCATTCGCCCGACGAAGATTGCTTCATCGTTGTCATAGACGATAATTTCCGATTCAAGGACTTTTAGTTGGTTATAATTGGGATGGGCTGCGTGAATCTGAAAAGAGAAAGTCCCCGCCGCCCCCATCTCTT